TGAGAGTTCCAGCGTCGAGAGTGCCGCTCTCTGCGCTCGTATCCGGGGTCGCTTGGCCCTTCAAGATCGGCATGAAGTTGGACCGGCCCCATCTGGTGCCCATCCAAATCCCGATCTCTCCGTACTGAAGCGCCCGAACATTTGCGAAGTTCGAGGCATCCTTGAACGTCTGGTCGGACGCAAGCACGTCGGCTTCCTGCTGGGGCGACATCACCCCGGCGAACAGTCCACCTTCGTACTCGCCCGCGCCCGAGTTTCTGAGCGCGGTCGTGGTCTTCAACACGGCTGCGGTGGTGAGGATGTTGGAGGCGGCAAGGCCTGCGCGGGTCGTTACCGCACCCGGGTAGAACACCTGCGTACCAGCCATCAGCATCACACACTGCTCGCGTTCGAGCACCTCCGCCATGGCCAGCGCCGTCCGGTCGATTGCGACCTGAAGCGCCGGGTGCTGCGTGGTGATCTGGGCGACATCCGTGAGAAGGACCACGATTCCCCACTGCTCCACCGTCACGTCGATGTTCTCGACCGACAGTGCGACCGCATCCGGCGGAACACCCTCTGACAACACGCCAGTAGGTAGCGCCAGGCGACTATGCCGGATGATTCGCATGGTCTTCGACATACGCTGCGGGAGCGTATGCAGCTTGGCGTACTTACCGACGCGCAGATTGCGCTCGGCCAGACGATAGGTCTCACGGGCGATCCAAACATTCGGAGCGTCGTTGGACAGCGTTGAGAACGTAGTAGCTACGTCTGCCACTCTGGTTCATCCTCTCTTGGGGTCGAAAATGTGCGACCGGCGCTCACGGGCTACCTATCCGTCGTCGGATTCTGACCCTTCGCCAACTCGCCCGCTCATCACTCCCTCGGGCCGCCCCGGGGAGACTCTGGCGGTTGACCTTTGCGTCTTGGGCGTCCTGCCCGACTGACCCCTGTAGTCTGATCGGGCAATCTGCCTGACTCCACGTATACCCGTTTAGACGGGGGCTGTCAACTGGACAAGAGAAAACCCCCGGGAGCCATCAGGCTCGACCGGGGGCTGGAGGTTGGGGCTCCCCGAACGGGCGGGGGGCACCCCGTGCACGAGCTAGGAGACTAGAACGCGACACCCTCCAAGGACTTGGCCAGATCGTCGTCGGACTGCGAGTGGGGGTCCACGGGGACGGCATTCCGACTCCGACCCGAGCCACCACCGGTATCGGCAGCATCCCGGGCTCGCTCGGCGGCCTTCTTCTCCGAGTCCTTGCGCTCCTCCACGAACTTGTCGAAGTTCTTGCCCCGGTACCAGTCGGCGACCGCCGAACGGGTCATGGGGGTCCCCTGGGCCTTCAGGGAGTTGAACGCCTTCTCGATCTCGCCCTTGTGGGCGTGCATCTCGGGATGGTCCACGTAGAATAGGGCCGCGTCCTTCGCGTCGGCGATCTCGTAGCCCATCTGCTGGAGGGCCGGGTTCACGTGGGCTCCGATGATATTGGCCAGGGGGTCGCCCTGGGGCTGCGGGCGCGGGGCGGGCTCACGGCGCTGCGGCTCCGGGGGCTGCCAGGCTGAGAGTTCGTCGCGCACGGCGGCACGGATGGCGTCGGCATCCACTCCCGGCTGCGGGCCCTTGTCTGCACCCTTCTCGTCTACTACCTTGTCGTCTGCCATGTCCTGCCTCCTATCGTTGATCTGTGGTTGGAGCCTCGAACTCCAGACTCTCGATGGCGTCCGTAGGGAAACACGCTATTAGCTTGGACTCGGTACCTTTCCTAAGCAAGAGTACACTAGGACCAAAATCCACGCCCCAGACATCTCCAGTCCAGGACGCTTTCTTGCGACCCTCGCGGAACCAAACTGTCACCATGATACTCACCTACCCCAGGTTGAGGAACAGCTTGGCCGTGTCCGTCTTGGCGATGTCCAGGCCATTCAGTTCCAGTGGGGGGTTGAAGTACACCGTGTCCGTGAGCGGGTCGGCCACGATGCGAAGATCCGCCACCTCGCTCAGAGCCGTGTCCCGAATCTGGGCATTCGCCGCAGCGGTGTGGCTCAGCCGAGCGGAGTGGACCGTGAAGGGCCCGGAAGCCGTGAACGTCGCCGCTGTGATTCTCAGGATCATGACCTAGTACCCAACCTTTCTGTAGCTGGACTTGAGGGCCTGGGGGGCACCGGAGGGCTTCCCCTTCGCCTTCCCCTTCTTCTTGGGCTTCGAGTGCTTGCCGGGCATGGTCTACCCCATCATCCGGCCACGGTCGATACCCGCGCCGGGCGTGAACTGAGGGGGACCCTGTGGAGGAGCACCTGCGCCGGGGCCCATGGGGGCCTGGGGCGGAGCCTGCGGGGGCCCTTGCTGCTGGGCTTCGGCCGCGAGCCCCTGCGCTACCACCGTGAGAAGCTGAATCGCCTGACCGAGAGCCTGGAGGATCTGAGGGTTGGCCATGGCTAATACTCGTTCCCGGTCTGGGGCTTCCGGCGACCCGAAGGCATCTCGGCATCGGAAGTGCGGGGAGTCTGCGCGGGCAGATCTCCGGCTTCCTCGCTTGACTTGGAGATGGGCGCGTTCTGATGGGTGTTGCTGCGCTCATTCCAGTAGGCCATGTCGCAGAGAGGGTCTTCCTGTCCGTAGGCGTTCTTCGCCATGGCTAGTCCGACCTCATCCCGTGGGACTTGAAGTGGTCCTGGCCGCCGGTATCCTTGCCGATCATCTTGTCGCCCGCACGACCTGGATCGACGGGCTCCTGTGGACCAGCCTCGGGCTTCACGTGGGTATTCGGGTCCACGTAGTAGCTCGACTCCTTGTTCGCCTTGGCACTTGCACTCATGATGAACCGCTCCTGTTCCTTCTCGGTTGTGGGGCCCAGTACAGCGTCCTGTCTAGCCATGATCCTAGCGCCCTTTCTTCTCGTCTGCAACCCGGCGATCCTCGGCGTCCAGGAGGGCCAGGGTTTCGGGGAGGTTCTCCAGCTTACGGAGGAGCCGCAGTTCCCCCTGGATTCGGTTCAACTCAATACCCTCAGACTCCTCCATCTGGTTGCGGGCCCGGTCGCGGAGGGAGTCCAGGTGCTTGCGGAGGACGGGCCAGGAGAGGGTCTGGGAGGGTTCCATCGCTAGGCTCCTGGGAGGGTGGTCGCCATCCCTCGGGACTGGTTGCGGTCCATGGCCTCACCGGAGTCGGGGTTGGAGGTGTTCCCGCCGCCACCGAGGTTGCCACCGCGCCGCTCCGACCGAGGCGGCTTGGCGGCGTTCCTGCGCCCCTGCTCCTTGGCGGCCTTGGCCTCGCCCTCTGCCACGGCCTGCATCATGCGCTCCATCTGGATCTGGGCCAACTCCTGGGGCGGGATGTCCTCGATGATGGAGTCGGCACCGCGCTCGCCGAGCCCGTCACGCCACACACGCTTGATGAGGGCCTCGATGTTGATGCGGTGGCCACGGCGCATGAGGTCCTCGGAGACGATGGGGTACATCTTGGCGATCATGCCGAGAGTGGCGACGAGGCGCTGAGCCCGCACCTGGTAGTCCTGGGACTGGAGCGAGCCCACCCACCGGAACTCCCACTCCCCGTCCATCTGCGTCACGTTGATCTTGCGCGGAGGGAAGTCCTTCGTGCCAGGGACCTTGATGACCTGGGTCATAGGCACGAACTCCAGGGTCAGCTTGTGGAGATCCCCGAGCATAGGCGAGAGGACCATATCCTCAATCATCCGCGCCCCGTCCGTGATGTCGGAGAGGGACATCTGGAGAAGGCTGGACACCGCCATCCCCGAGCGGGGCATGTTCCGGGTGGGCGTCCCGTCTGCCAGGGGGCCCATGCCGGAGTAGTTGTCCATCAGGCCCATCGTGAAGGAGATGCCCGCGTACCCGGCCTTCGTTGTGTCCTGGGGCTCCATGAACTTCACGCCCTCGGGGTTCACCAGCCACTTGGCCCGGGGCCGGAAGACGATGGAGGACTGGCGGCTCACCAGATCCGGGTTGATCGCGGTCGGGGGCGAGAACAGGGTCGCCTGCCCCTCCAAGGTCATGTTCACCTGGTCGTTGAGGAGAACCTGGAGCGGTTCCAGGTCGTCCATGAGACCCGTGGTGTAGTGCTCGCCAGGGAGATCCCGGGCGGCGGCCATCCGATAGGGGTGGCGCGAGAACTTCCGCTTGTTCGTCCGCACGATCCTCGGGGCGTCGGGCACGTTGTTCACGAGCCAGTATTGCCGCCAGTGGTCGCCCATGTGTACCCAGCAGTCCGTGAGGGCGACGAAGCGCACGACCGGAGCATCGGACTCGATCCCGTCCTGGTTCGTGCGGGAGGTCTGGGTGCCGGAGGGCTCGACCATGCCCTGGAGCGCCAACCGTTGCGTCCAGGAGGTGGGCCACTCGGGCTTCGTCAGGTCCCGCTGCTCGATCTGGTCCGAGATCTTCAGCTTCACATTCTGCTGGTAGGTCTCCCAGGGCATCATCACGTCCTCGAAGACCACCTGCCCGTCGTCCAGGTCCGTCACGGTCTCGGGCCAGGCGTAGAAGGAGAAGGGGTCCACCGCCCGCGCGTGCGGCCACACCTGGGTCTCGTCGCCGTCCTGCACCACGCGCACGTAGGACTTGGCGATGGCGCGGGAGTAGATGGCGTAGGAGCGAAGAAGCTGTCGGATGAAAGGGTACGGCTTGATCTTCTTCGACCAGAGGAAGGTGTGGAAGGCCCGCACGGACTCGGCCCGCTTCCCGGCGGCGGAGTCGATCTCGTCGCCCGGGTACACCTCGAAGAACTCCGGTGAGGGGACCAACATCTGGGCCGCCCTCGTCACGTATTTCTCCACCGACTTCCTCCCGGCGGGGATGAAGTGGTTGAACATGTCGGAGCGGAAGAAGGACCGCGTGTTCTTCCCCCGCCAGGCGGAGTGGTACAGGAGCCACTGCTGATCTTGTGGGAGACGACGAGAGCGGATGTCCGTGAGGAGGGGACCGAAGAAGTCGGGACCCTTCATGTCGCCGGAGGGGGATGCCGTCGCCTGCGAGCCTTCGCCAGCCATCAGCCTAACCTCTCCATCCATGCGAACCGGTCATTCTCATCGTCGTCTCCTGGTTTCTCATTCTCATATCCTTGCGTCGTCCGCGCCAGTTCGTCCAGGCCCTCGTCTGAGCGAGAAGCCGGACGGTAGAATAGCTCCCCCGCGTATCTCACCGTGTCCATGGGATTGTCGTAGTACCCATCCTTCACCGGCTTGGGCTTGATGGCCTGCCCGTGCCGCTCCTGGGGGTAGTGGTAGCCGCCCGCGAACCCCTCGATCACCGTCTGGCATCGCCTGTGGACCGTGATGAGATAGTACCCGCACTTACACCGCTGCGTCAAACCCCTCCGCACCAGGTCCAGGCCCGGGTCGATGTCCGGGAACTTCTTGTACTTGAAGCGGAGGTTGAACCCGCCATCCGCGAGGGGGCGAGCCAGGCGGATGATCGGACCAGGGCCCTTGTCCGTCACCTGGGCTCCTGCCGCATCCCCGCCGTCCACGATGAGGGAGAGGGGGATCTTGTCGGAGAACAGGCGCTTGGTTTCCCACAGGACACCGCGCTCCTGACCCGTGAGGGGGTCCCGAGAGAGGGCGAACTGCTCCGCCGTCAACTCGTGAGGGACATACTCGTGCAGGATCGTCCAGTGGAGTTTCCCCTCCCGGCACTTGAACATTTGGTGCCAGGTGCAGGCCGGGTTGTGGAAGCCGAAGTCCCAGGAGCGGATGAGGGTGAGGGTCTTGGGCTCCGGGTCGGAGACGTGGCGCTCGAACCGGAACTGGGGGTATACGGGCCTCCCCTCGTAGGAGAAGCCGTAGAACCCCTCGATGATCTTCTTCACCTCGTTGGGGTCGTGGGTGGCCATGAGGGAGGCGACGTACTCGGGGTCCAGGAAGGGGTTGCCGCGTGTGGAGGAGCGGCGCATCTCCCACGTGGTCCGCACCTGTACCCCGTTCACCTCGTACTCCTTCACCCAGAACCCTTCCTGCGGGAACAGTTTGGCGATCCAGTGCGTCTGGTGCGGAGGGTTCGTGTCCAGGATCATCTTCAGGAACTTGGACGCCACTGGGAGTCGCACGCGGCCCGTGAGGTCCTTGAAGGCCTTCTCGGGCTCCTCTTGAGCCTCGTTCAGGTACGCCCAGCCGTATTCCGGGCCCAGGAACCGCCCCAGATCGGCAGACGGGCGAAACAGCACCTCCGCTCCGTTCTCGTAGATGATCCGGTGCGGGAACCCATCGCGCATCTCGCGGAAGGTGACCCCGATGCCCGTGGAGTCCTGGAGGCGCTCCAAGACCTGGAGGAAGATCCTCTCCGTGGAGTCGTGCAGCTTCGGGAGCGACTGCCGGAGCACGATCCCCATGTTGCCTGGCACGGAGAAGGAGAGGAGGTTGCCCAGGACGCAGATTCCGAGGGTTTTCCCGGAGCCGTACCCGCCCACGGCCGCGAAGTTCTTCGCCACGCTGTCCAAGGCCTGCTGCTGCACGGGCAGGATATGCGCGTGGGTGCCGTCGCCACGGTCATGGAGCCCGGGCTTCGTGCAGCCGAGGTTGGGACACGTGGGGAACAGGTCGGCGACCTTCACTTCGGCTCCTCCCGGGACACCAACTCCACGGGCACGCACGCGGAGACGGAGATGGTATACGACGACTGGGTCAGCACGGCGAAGACCCAGACGATCATGAGATGGGGCACCACTCGGCGTGGTCGATGTCGCCGTAGTTGTCGTACTTGGCTCCGCAGATCCCGCAGCGAGCCATCACGGCACCTTCAGGAACCCAGGCGTGCTGAGCGCGACGTGGAGGTAGTCGGTCATCACGTGCTGGAGTTCATGGATGAGAATGTAGCGGGCCTCCTCCTTCGTGGCGTCGTTGGCGATGCGGATGAGAGCGCGGCGCGTCTCCGGGTCATAGAAGAAGTCGCCCCCCTTGCTCGGGCAGCCGTCGCCGTCCTGGTCTACCTCCCCCGGCGGCACCACACGCACCTGCACGATGAGCCCAGGGAGTACCACCTGCTTCGGGATGCGGAAGGGATAGAGTCTCACTCCGACTCTCCCTGCGTCTGCTCCGGGTCCACTTCCTCCGTCGCCTGGATGCGGCCGACCATCTCGTGGGCTGCCATGGTGGCGAGGCCGAGGCCGATCATGGGGTCCCCGTGGAACCAGACCATGCGGTTGGAGGTGCCGTCGCCCCGAGGAGCGTGGAGGCAGATGACCATGGTGGGATACCGGCGGGCTATCGCGTCGATCAGAGCATCGCGGGGAACGAGGTCGAGCACGTCGGGGTTCATGCCTTGGTCTCCTTGGGGAGGTAGTCTTCCGGCTTGTTGGTGATTTTACGCCTGGTCTTGCCGGAGCGCGAGGTGAGGAACTTGTAGAGGTCGAGGGCCTCCTTGCCCGTCAGCACTTTTCCGTTCGAGAACGTGATCCCGCCGGACTCGCGGTACTCGCTACGGCATCGCTCGTTCCAGATCTCCTCGTCTTCCATCACGCGAATCCTCCGGCAAGGGGTGAGAGCTTCATCCACTGGTTCATCTGGGGGGCCGCAAGCCCGAGGAGGCCCCCGGAGAAGGAGTTCGGGAGGGTCTGGGGCAGAGCGGGGCCCGTGGCGGTCGGCGTGGGAGCCGGAGTGGGCGTGCCGGGGAGTGTGGGCGCGGAGACGGCAGGCTCCGGCGCACCGAGGGCTCCCGGGGCGGGTCCACTCGGCGAACCGGTCCACCCCTGGATCGCAGGCGAGAACTGGCCTCCGAATAGCTCGGACAGGCCCGACACGAGCCCGCCGGGCTGGAACCCCTTGAAGGCTTCGAGGGCCTCGGGAGTCCACGACTTGGTGCCCGTCACGTAGTCTCGGGACACGACTCCCGATCCTTGCCCGGAGGCGATGTCCAGGTCGGAATACCCGGCCCACGGGTCCCGGTAGTTCGCCGCGATCCACGGGTTGGCGGCCTTCACGGACCACGCGCCGGGGGAACCGGCCTCGCTGCTACTGTAGAGTTCCTGGCCCAACTGAAGGGCCGCTGCTTGCGGCGTGAAGAACCGGGGGTCCGTCAGCCCACCGGCCTGTGCGATGTCCTGGGCCTTGAGGCGGCCGAGCGTGAGGGCTCCGAGGCCCGGCTGGAGGGCCTTGTAGACGTTCTGGCTCTCGGGGAACTTCGCAGACACTCCCTTGGCGAAGTCGCCGTACTGGGAGGCGGTCTCACCCTGGCGCAGGAAGTTCTCCATACCGCTGCCGCCGAACTGGTCCTGGATGGCCTGGAGTTTGCCGAAGATCTCGACGGCCTGCTGCGGTGAGGCACCCTCCAGCGAGGCGAGGAGTTCCGGTGCGGTCTGCTCGATGGCCTTCGCCTGGTGCGGGAGGTCGCCCATCAGCTTCTCGAACTGCTTTCCGGTCCGTGCGCCCTGCTCCTTGCCCTCCGTCAACTCCACACCCAACTCGAACAGCTTGCCGACGATGTAGGGGCCCGCAGCCATGGCGATGGGGCCGAGGGCGGCGGTGGAGCCCGCAGCGGCGGCTGGAGCGGCGGTCGAAGCCGTGGTGGCGGCGGTGGTGCCTCCGGTGAGGCCCAGGTACGAGCCGATGGACGAGAGGGCCTGTCCCGCGAGACCGGTGAGGGTCGGAAGCTGGGTTCCGGCGATCCCGCCGAAGTAGTTCACGATGGGGGCCAGGCCCGAGTAGAGCCCGGCCGCGCCCTGGATCGCCTGGAGCGGGTCGCCCTGGGAGATGCCCTGGTAGAGCCCGTAGCCGCCCGCGAGGCCGCCCAAGCCGGAGGTGGCGAGCCCGAGCCCGCCCGCACCGAGCCCGAGGGCCTGGGAGAGGGCCTGCGTCTGCCCCGGGAACAGCTTGCCGAGCCCGGAGAGGGTCGAGCCTGCGCCGCCGAGCCCTGCGCCGACACCGCCGCCCTGGGTGGCCTGGTATAGCTGCATGAGGCCGGAGAGGGTCTGGAGGCCGCCGCCGAGGTAGTCTGCGGAGGGCGCGGCAGCCGGAGTGACCCCAGCGGAGTCCACTCCGATCCCGCCGAAGGGGTCCACCTCGGCCCCTCCACCACTGTAGGCCTCCCACGCCTTCTGCCCCGCCTTGATGAGGGGATTCACGAGCCCGGTGTAGGGTGCCGCGCCGGAGGGAGCCGGAGCCTGCGTGGTGGTCGTGGAACCGGGGCCTGCGGAGGTCGGGAACTGCCGCATTCCTCCGGCCGCACCGCCCGAGTCTCCGCCGCCGCCGAACTGGAACGGCTGCCCACCGCCTGGAGAGAGGAAACTCACCTTGGGCACGGAGAGCGGGCGCACCACCCCGGACTGCGCCATGAGGTCGCCCATGACCAACTGCTCGAAGGGCGACTTCTGCTGGGGCCCGAAGGTGCGGACCGTGTGCGGCGTGAGAGAGAGCGGAATACGCTCCCGCTCCTCCGCGCTACTCCGTCTCGCGGCCATTCTTGAACACTCCTGTCACGGACACGACGGCCCAGCGCCACCAGGACATCGGCGAGAACCGACCGAAGGGACTCCGGTCCTGGATCACGAGCCGGAAGCGGAGGTTCGCCTGCCGCGTGGAGATCCGCTGGCCGTCGAGGGTGTGTCCCGTGCGCCAGTGGACATCGTGCTCGTAGCAGGCGTCGAGGTAGAAGTCCGGGACCCCCGTACACCCGTCCGACTTCAGTTCCTTCGCGCGACGGCGCAGCTTGACCCAGTACCAACTGTTGCGCGGAGGGACGTAGCGGAGATCCCGGTCCTTCATGGCCTAGACGAGCCCCAGGTACGACGCCACCCGGGACAGGGCCTCGACACCGACCGGCCCGCCGTAGTAGCCAGCCGCAGCCGACGCCCCGGTGGCGATCACGGGATGCTTGGCAATCAGCTTCTTCAGGTATGAACGCATGAGTTCTCTCCTCCTCTTGTGGTGCCCACAGGATACCACTTCTCCTCAGAAGGCGAGGCCGCCGAAGGCGGCCGAGCCGTCCCTCTCCGCCAGAGCCAAGAAACCCTCCCCCAGGCCGCCCGGGGGGCCCCATTCAGGCTCAGGAGGGGGGCAAGAGGGCTGTTCGGAGGTGTGGAGAGTGTGTACGCGGGGACCGGCCCCGCGAAGCCGTCTGAGGGGGAGGGGGCAGGGGGGCCCCAGCCGCCGGGCTGTTCGGCTTGGCACGACCTATGCACCCTGCACGAACCATGCCACCCCGTTTACACGTGGGACTACTCGACACGTGGCCAGTGTCACCCAGATGACATAGGACATTTTGGGCCAGTGCCGTTCCGGGCAAAATGTCCGTATGCATGAGGTGGCCAGTGTCAGCCTCCTGACTATGGTGTCAGTCCCATAGGCTAACCTCGTGAAAGTAGTGAGGTATGGTGTCAGCACTATGGGAGCGTCACCATAGCTGGGGCCTGGTCGCGGGATGGCACGCGGGATGCAACCATATTGGACCGGCAGCCACGGCGCAAGTGACCGACCGGCTAGCCGTTTAGACGCGGGAGGCGGAGATGAACCTAGCAATGACGTGGGGCGACCCGGGAGTCACGGGCCCGGAGCCTGGGGTGAATCCCCAGGTACCCGGCGGCCATCTTACACACGAGCAGTTCTGTCACGCCGTGCGGGAGATTGCGGTCGGGAGGATACAGAACGACGTGGTAACCAGTAACCTGCTACTCGGTGCCAAGTTGACGTATGGGGCAGGGTCCGGGAGTTATCGGGGAGTGTGCCATTACAATGCCTGGCATGCGGCCGGGCAGGCTACCGCGTTTATCGAGATTGCCGCGACGGGTGAGGAGTCTGCTATCCAACTAGCCGGGACCACGATACACGAGACGGCCCACGTGCTAGCGGGCCCTGGGGCCGGGCATGGCGCGGAGTGGAAGGCGGCATGCGCTCGACTGGGACTGGTCAACGTCAAGGCGGCCGGACAAGAGTATCACCCGGAGAACTTCACCCCGGACATTTGGCCCGCTATCGTGGCACTGGGCGAGCCTGGGGACGGTAAGCCCCAGTTCTGGGGTCGGGGAGCCATCGTAACCGGCGGCCATGGTCGGACGCATGGCGGCCCGGGAGCCTGCCCGGCGGGGAGAGGCGTTCGCGGCGGGAAGTCACAGGGCCCGGGGAGTGGCAGGCTTCGCTTGTGGGAATGCGCCGGGGATGAGGCACAGGGTCACAAGCCGGTAAAGGTTCGGGTCGCAAGCGATGACTTCCGGGCCCTGTGCACGGTATGCGACTCCGAGTTTACCTACAAGGGGGCATAGCATGAAAGGCTTGGAGAGATGCAACCGGCCCGCGTGGCGCTACTACCCGAACGGCTATCGGGTGTGTCGGGACCATGCCGTTATGAACGACCCTCACCAAATGATGGCCGACAATCCAGTCGGACCCTGCGACTATGCCCTCGACGGCAAGGGGGCAATGTCGTTTAACCGACGCATCCGGGAGAGTGGCACGTGAGACACGATGGCCGCGCGGATCAAGACAAGACTCTGACCCTCACCCGGTCCGGGTCGTTCGAGGTAGGCTGGAAGTCCCACCGAGCGCAATGCGGGTACCTGGGCGAACGGCATATGACTTACCACGTAACCGTCAAGGGCAGGGAAATAGACTGCCCGCAGGGATGGCTGCTAGACAACAATGATGTCCCCGCGTACTTCCAGGAAACCTATCGCCGGGTGCGGGAGTTCAAGTCCTGCGAGTTCATCGCTTCCAGGGCGGTGGATGCGTTCCGGCGGAAGTGTCAAGAGTACCGGGCCCGGCCGTCGTATATCCGGGTGGCGGTTAGTGGGATAGAGCACTCGGAAATAGCGTGCGAGTGGCACTCAAGGCGTCACCACGTCTAAACGGAGGACACAATGAACCCCTTCAACGGAAGTCCCATTGATCTCGGAGCATACGTGTCGGGTGCCCTGGCAACGGAGCGCCCCCACACCCCGACGCGGGGAGAGTTAGAGGACGTGTTCCGCCCTGCCCCTACGACCTACGCGCAGGCAGTCGCGCGGGGATTCCTGGGGGCCCGGGTGATGG